TTTAATTTCTAGATTAGATGAAGGTAAATCACCTTTAAATATATCAGCTACATCAATTAAAGATGAGATAATTAAAAAAGGAAAATTTTCACGAATTTTCTTTGCTGGAAATTTTGATTTTCTATTATTATGTCGAATTTATTTAGGACCTCTTTTAGAATTATTTACCTCTAAGAGACGTAAATTATTCCCTAAAATAGGCATGAATGCTTTAGGACCTGAATTTGATGAATTTCTCAAAGATATGTTTAAGCATGTCTCTTGTGGAGAAGATTCATTAGAAGACGACAAGATTTGGATAGATTCAGATTTTTCAAAATATGATAAATTGTTAATTGTTTTAAGATATGCTATACACGTTGTTTGGTGGTTAGCTTTGAAATCAGCTCATTATAAGAATAATGAACGTGATCGAAAACGATTAAAATTGGTATTGCAATCGATGTTGCAATATATTGTGATTTTTGGAGAAGATGTTTTTATATTTAATGATAAAATTCCTAGCGGTGTATGGGCTACAGCATTAATAAATTGTATTTGTGAATGTTTGATTGAAATACTTCAATTTTACTTTTTAATACATATTAGATCTGCTAAACCACATGCTACTGATTTTGTTAAACTTTATTGTGTTGTTATTCCCTTCTTTCAATTTGTTGCGTTGGGTAATTATGGTGATGATAACTTGAAAGCTGTACATCGTAAATTTATTGATATTTATAATCATAAATCTATTATGTTGTTTTCAAATTGGTTACATATGCCCATTACTCCAGCTAGAAAAGAGGATTCTGAAATTGTTCCTAAGAAAATCACTGAATTGCTTTTCCTTAAACGAACACCTAAATTCAACAAAGTGTTGAATCGTTATGTTGGTTGTTTAGAACTTGGTTCTATTGGCAAGATGCTTGCTTTTACTGATTCTCATGATCCATCATGGGCTCGTTCAGTTTTAGACCAAGCTCGTAGGGAGCTTGCTTTTCATAGTGAGGATTGGTATAACAAATTTATTATTCTCTTTGATCAGAAGGATATGAAAAACTATGAAGAAACATTACGTGAGATTGATCATCTCTCGTGGTCATTGGACCGAATATTTGAAATAGATCAATGTGGATTAGAATCCACTGCGCCGTGTCAGGGCTCATTGAATACAAATTTGACGTCAATTACTTTATCTGAAAGTGACGTCACTGACGTCCTTTTAGAAGAAAGTGATCGTTCTATTGGTGATTATACTGCCAATGTCGATGATGAAGAAAAACAAACTGATGAGGATACTCCTAACTATGTTAGTGAGGATGATGAAGAACTTGAAGAAGTTCACCCTCCTTTATATGCTGAATACTATATGGAATTAGTGCATCTTGTTAATGAACATTTTGCCAATCCATCTGAAGTTATTCTTGATAATATTGATCAGCTTGCAATTACTTTGTCACAATGGCAATGGTCGTTACAAGACCCAAATGAACCATATATCGATGAAGACGGATTAGTTTCCTACCCTATCAATACAATCAATGTGATTCTTGGTAATATAGCTTTGATGGCTATTTATCATGATCAACATTTAACAATGTCTATGTACATTGCTAATGAAGATGATCTTGATGGTGAAGAACCTATGATGTGGCCATTAGAAGATATGGACGAAGATTCCGATGGAATCAATCACTGACTTTCC